TGAAAAAGACAAATCATATTTGTGGCATAATGGTATTATTAAAGAAGGAAAATTTGAAGGTGATTGGGATACGGAATGGTTATTTGATCAAGCATTAAATGAAGATCTAAATGAAGTAGATGGAACTTTTGCTTGCATGTTATATCATGAAAATCAAATATATGTTTTTCGTAACGAAATCAGTCCTTTGTTTAAAGACAGTGCTTCTTTTTCTTCAACTAAGTTTGAAGGATCAACACCGGCAGTACCAAATATAATGTGGAAGTTAGATTATGGAACTGGTGTTTTAGAAGAAAAGTGGAAATTTAAAACTAAAGAAAATCCCTATCATTTTGGAGAATAATGTTTGTACATCCCGTGAATGCCTCTACTGAGGTAACGAATATAGATGAAACAATGATACAACCTAATACTATTGATTTACGAATCGATAAGGTTTATCGAGTTGGCGCTGGTCCAATGCACATGGATGAAGACAAAAAAGAACATAGAAAATTAATAGAACAAAAGGTTGATGGAAATGGCAATTTTACTTTAGACCATGGCGCCACTTATCAAATTCAATCTAAACAACATGTTGATATAGCAGAAGGAGAAATTGCAATTCTTCTTGGCAGAAGTTCTTTTAATAGAAACGGTGTTTTAATTATAAGTTCAATATATGATTCAGGATTTAAAGATTACGCCGGTGCTACTTTGTATAATCCTACTGGCGAAACTACAGTAAAACCAAATACACGGTTTGCTCATTTAATTATAGCTAAGGCTGAAACACTACACAAATATGATGGGGACTATGGCGAAAAAGGTTGAACTAGATAAGAAAAATTTGATTAAGATGTTAACACCTGAAAAATTTAATATAGAGGTAAAAACTTTATCTGATAAAATGCCTATAATGGATGCTATATTATATTATTGTGAGAAACATACATTAGAATATGAAACGGCGGCTTCTTTAATTTCAACAGATCTTAAAAGATCATTAAGAAAAGAAGCAGAAGATTTAAATTTTATTCGAGCAACATCAAAATTACCAATATGAGAGACAACAAATGTTTAAAAAAATTAAACAAAGTTGGGAAAATATTTGGCTACCTAAATTACAAGATGGTAAAACAAAAGTCGAATTGGAAAGAGATAAAACATATGAATCTAGATGGGTTTGGTATCATACTCTTCTCGTGATTGAATTAGCTGTAGCCAATTTACTCCTGCTTTATATTGCAATTAAATTATGAATGATTTTGAATGTTATAGTACTTACACAGCTTTAAAATTACACTTTACATCAGAGTATGATTATTTTAAATATAATGGAAAATGTAATGTAACTTTATCGTCTTTTAATAAGCGAAAAGAAAGATTTTTCTTTAAGAAATTATCTCGAGAATATAATAGCGGAGAATTAGTAGATTTTTTAGTATCTAATTTTTCAAGTAATATAAATATGTGGATAGGTGATGCATTTGGCGAAAGGTGTGTATCAACTTATCTGGAATGGAAAAAACGTATTGAGAGTTTACAATACAACTTCCGTTCCGATTGTACAAGTATCATGGATGATAACCCAGAAAATTTCGACAGTTTGTTTGAAATAATCGATGGACAACATCCTCCAATATTTCGTTATGTTTTAGCGAAAAAAATAAATATTGAAACATTTATTATATTGGATGATATTTTGAACTTTATACCAAAATTTAATGAAGAGTTGCAGGATACAATAGTGTGGCCGGACTACTTCAAGATGTGTATGAAGTATAAACCTTTCTTTAACCATGATCTTAATAGTAGTAAAGATACTTTGAAAAAAGTACTTGAAATTCAGTAAGATTTAGGTTATAATAATAGTTATATTATGACAGCGTGGATATAACGAAAAAATCGAAACAAAGCAGATACAAGGAGAAATATGTCGTTTGCAGATATGAAAAAGAAAAGAGGTTCCTCATTAAGCCGCCTCTCCGAAGAGCTTAATAAAATTAACAGTCCCCAAATTGGAGTAGATGATAGATTCTGGAAAGCAGATCTAGATAAAGCTGGTAACGGTTATGCTGTTATTAGATTTCTTCCTCCTGTTGAGGGAGAAGATCTTCCATGGGTACGCGTTTTCAATCATGGTTTTCAAGGACCAGGTGGATGGTATATTGAAAATAGTCTTACTACTAATGGTAATAAAGATCCAGTTTCTGAATATAATTCTAAACTTTGGGATACCGGTCTCGAAGCTAATAGAGATATTGTTCGTAAACAAAAAAGACGTTTGACTTATTATACTAATATTATGGTCATTGAAGATTCAAAACGTCCTGAAAATGAAGGTAAAACGTTTTTGTTCAAGTTCGGAAAGAAAATATTTGATAAGATTAATGATCAAATGAACCCTCAATTCGAAGATGAAACTTCTGTTAATCCATTTGATTTTTGGGAAGGTGCAAATTTTAAATTAAAAATTCGTAAGGTAGAAGGTTTTACTAATTACGATAAAGCTGAATTTGCGGCTCCAACACCATTATTTGAAGATGATGAAAAATTAGAAACTGCATGGAAACAGCAATATTCTCTCCAAGACTTTCTCAAGCCAGATAATTTTAAATCTTATGAGGATCTTAAAGCAAGACTTAATAAGGTTCTTGGTAGTGGAGTTGATCCTAATATGCAAAGAGCAGCGGAAACTGTAATTGGACCAGTTGACTCAATGCCTTTTGATGGGGTTCCTCATAGGCCTACTCCTCAGCCAACTCAAAGTGGTAATTCGGATGAAGGATCATCCAAAGAAGGAGATGCTAGCAGCCTTTCCTACTTCGCCAAATTAGCAGACGAAGAATAAAATTAAAAAGCAGAAAGGGCTAATCTTATTTCAAAGGATCTTTGCTCTTTCTGCCCGCATCCGGTTTAGTTACTTGTGTATAAACAGTAGATGAATTAACTGAACTGGAATCCACATTATTTAACGTAGCCCCCCCACCTTTATTTTCCTTCGCTTCTATTAATTCTCGTTGTTTTTTTTCAGCTTCTATCATTTTTCGGTAAGCGGCGGGATCATTTCTTTCCATTTCAGCACGTGCTACAGTTTCATCCGAAAACAATCGATCTGCGGCAAATCTACCCATTTTACCCATATCCATTAACATTCCCGCAATATATTGGGGGAGGTTTTGAAAGAATAGGAATACTGGGTCTATAAGGTGTTCCGTAAGAGCATCAACTGCCATAGTAAATATTTTTTTAATGCCGGTAAATAAAGAAAAATTACCGTCGGCATCTCTTAAATTTTTATCAATAAATTCTACCGCATTATTAAAATCAAATTTCTTTAATATCCAAGCAACTGCCTCACCCAAAAGATTTGGGATAGCGAACAATACATCATCGAATATAGACTCTATACCCGACCCTATTGCGCCTGTAATGCCACCCTCTTCATAACCCTTCATAACGTTTGTTATAACATCAAACGCGGCAAATAAGAAACCAATAGGAATAAAAATCTTACCTATAAGTTTTCCGATTATTTTCACATATTTTAATATACCTTTTATAGGTTTCATCCAAGTCTCGAAAGGAGCCATTATAGCTTTAAATGTATTAGAGATTTTAGTGAATGCTCCTTCTGGACCAAATGATTTACCTATTGAGGCTTTAAAAGATTCAAATGTTTTTATTGGATGTGCCAGAGCCTCTGCATTTAAAAATCCAAGAGCATTAAAGTTAAGTACGTTTACTAATTTAAAAAAGCCTTTTGTAATTTTTAGTAATGTTCCTAACATATTATCCATCGCAGTTAGGAAACCGGTTTTAACTTGTCCTAATTTACTGGTTTCATCGAGCGCTGGAAATGTTAAAAATTTGGACATTCTCGCGGTGAAACTAGTTTTAGACTTACTAATAGTTTCTGAAACATCGTCACCTATGTGAAAAATTTTAGTTTTCAATTTAGAAAACATACCTTCTTTTTTAAATTGAATTCCCTCAACATCTTTTGGTTCTAGACCCAACATTTTTAATTGTTTTGCAAAGAAAGAGTTTTTAGCTGCATGACTTGCATCAACTACATCATCGGCAATAGCTAATATGTTAGCATGTTTTTTCAAGAATTTTATCTTTGCTGCATCGGATAAACCTTCTGCTCCTTCAGCAAATTTTAAAAATTTTGATTGATCTTTTAGGAATTTTATCTTAGACTTATCCATACCATCAGTATGTTTAGCCATCCACTCTAACATTTTTGATTGCTTCTTCAAGAAGCCGGCTTTATCTGCGGCGGATAAATCCTCAGCTTTATCCATCCACTTCAACATATTATTTTGTGTTTGAAAAAACTTCTTCTTAGCGGCATCGGTGAATTTACCTTGATCACCACTCCACTCTAACATTTTATTCAAATCTTTAGTAAAACCACCTTTCCAATTTTTTGCAGTAGCCTGAGTAGTATCAAATTTTAAAAACTTTTTAAGATCATCAAAATATCCAGCTTTATTTTTTGAGAGTTCATCTGGAAATTTTTGTTCAAATCCGAAGTACTTTTTCAAATTAAAAAAGAATCCACTTTTAGCTTTACCAAGTTCTTTAATGGCCGGGGCTTCATCTCCAAAACCTAGCCATTTTTTCAGGCCGGCAAAAAAACCTACTTTTGGCTTACCGAACTCATCAAGTTCAGAGGTAAAACCAGTAAACATGGTACCCCATTTATCTTTAAATGCAAGAAGTCCTGCACCTAATGCACCAGCCATTCCAGCAGCAATTCCACCCCAACTGAATTCGAGTTCTTTGGTTTTCTGATTTTCTGGACCTTTATCTTTATCTTTACCTTTTAGGCGCGCAGCTTCCATGGCGGCTTCTAGTTTCTTACGCTCAGCATCTTTTATAAAATCAACGTATCCCTCTAAAATTTGAGAACTTCTATACGTATGTCCTTCAATTTTTTCAAGTAAGAGATTTCTCATATCGCCATGGCGAAGTGTGTTTGTCCAAAATTGAGACTGCTTATCAAAAGAATCTTTCATTTGATTTACAAACATTCCGCTAGCTATAGCATCTGCACCTAATTGACTGGAAACATCTTCCTGCCATTTTCTGCGCGCAGATACTTCAGACGGATCCGATTTAGTGGTTCCTGTCACTGTTACTTTTTCTTCAGCCATTTAGCTTCCTTTATTGATTTTTCATTTTTGCTGCTTCTTGTTCCATTCTATCATTCTCTTCTTCAATATGCTCTATTAGCAATGTAAGATATATTTCTCTTTCATAACACATTAAATTTTCTAACTCGGACAAACTCCAATTATGACCTTGTACAACTGCGAATAGAGTTCTATAATAATTATGTAAAGTATTATGTCCGAGTACTAACCGAAAAAACTCTGCAGCCCCTCCAAGACTGATTCTTGCTTACTATTACACTTTGGACAAGTAAATAATACCTTATGCTTTAACTTAGGCATGGTATTAAAATAAGCAATAAGCTTTCCGAATTGTTGTTGATTTAAAGACATAATAAATTCTTCTAATTCCTGTTCCGTATAATCTTTTATATCATGATAATCTTCACCTTCCCAAATTCCTTCTATGCAAGCTTTGGTAATTGCGAAGATAGAATCCATTTGTGATTCTTCCGGAGGCCTTGTCATTCTATCAATATCTGGATATTTTAATTTAACTTTTACTTTATTAGTTAGACTTATTAAATCCTGATGATCTTTGTTAATCTCTAAACCAATTTTTTCGAGATTAATTATAACTGCAACTGATTCATCGCAATCTTTGGTTTGACATTTCATGCCGATTTCAACACTTTCGCCAACTGAACGAGCTCTTAGATTTAGAAAAAATAATTCTACATCAAAGGCGGGAAGTTTTTCAATATCAACACTATCATCAAGACAACAATTACTGATAATTTCTTTTGTAGCTCTTACGATGTCTGCTGTTTCACCGCCTTCAAGAGCTGTTAGTAAGATCTTTTCTTCTTTAACTAAAAAAGGTCTATATTTTATTTTGTGGTCCACACTATGTAATTTAAGTTCATAGGTAGGATTGTTCACGACTGGTAAAGCCATTATATCTCCATATTAAAATTTATTATGTATTATTTTCTTGTTCTCGGCTCACTGTGGTGGGCCTCCCGGTGCTCTTTTATTTGGGTTATTGTGCCCTGCGCCATTTATGGGAACCCATTTTTTGTATTGGAAATTCACGCTAAATTTTCCTACTTGATTTAATTGGTCCCAACCTAAGTTAACAGCATCAACATTAGTTGGGAAAGCTTGTTGATATTCAGCACCGACGGTAGCGCTGTTTACTGCAGTTGATGTCGCCATTTGATCAAACATGAAGACCTTAACCGTTCCTATGTATTGATTTTGATATCTTATATTTGCCGTTACAGGATCAATTATATAATCCATCCATTCTAAAAATGCATTTCTTACTATATGAGAGTTTGCCATTATAAAACTTAATTGAAGATCTCCATAAGTTTGTTCTCTTCCCAGTTTGCGGGTCGGACCATAATGTCTTAACTCCGAAGTCGCTATTGTTTTTCCTGGCATCGGTGCAGTATCACAAAAATATTCGGCTGTATCGGCGGCGCCCTTGACATTGCCAAATCCTGAAAGGGCATCGGGAAACTTAACCCTAGCTATAAATTTGTTTAAAGGAGCTAAACCCCTATGTAAATCTAATTTTGATATAAAACTTGTAGGATCCATAAAACTCCGCTATATTTTATAAGAATGATGTTCAATTATTTCTTTACTATCACCCCAAACTCTTGCTTTTGTAACGCCGGTGCCTCCACCACGAGATCTAAATTCTTCTACTGGTAAATGTAATGCAGTGGTCCATTCATTGGGTTCAACATGAATAAATTGTGAACGAACATATGCACCCGGTGTTAAATCATATTTATGAAGGGTAGGCTTAGCTTCTTTAAACCTAGCAAACCCCTTAATATCATTATATGAAACATTTAAATAAGCTTCCAAATCTTCCTCATTTAAAAATCCAATTAGTTTTTTCATTAATACTTCTCTTAATCTATAAGGGAGATAATGAAAATTCATTCCTAACACACCTTTGGAATAAGGCATTATTGGAATAACTAGAGGAAATACATCATAATAAGGCAATTGCTCTTTTAATTTGGGTTGATAATGAAAAAAATACATTCTTCCCAATTTAAGTGTTTTTTCTCTATTGCCTTCACTTATAATACTATAAGGATTTCTAAGTGAACCTACTCTTCCAATTATTAATGAGTGCCGGAGCCGATCATACTTTTCCCTAAGCCATTTAACCGCGTCATCTTCTATGTGTGAAAGTTTTTGAAGTGCCATATATTATTTAGAGAGTAATTGATCTTCTGTTATAATTTTAAATTTCCAATTTTTATATTCACAATATGTGATAGCAGCCTTCCATTTAGCCTCATTAACTCCATATCTTTTCATTTCTAATATATATCTACCACTTTTTCTTTTATTCAAACGCGGTTTAGGTGGAACTGTTTGAGATTTAGGTTTTACCTCAATAATAGATGTTTCAAAAGTTCCATCATGTTTTTTTATTTTAACCCAAAAATCAGGATAATATTTGTGTATTTTTCTATCAAAAGGCGATCTATATGGTATAAATATTTCCTCACTAGACCACTTAACAACGTTTGTATTAGAATCACAATACACCATGAAACGCCTTTCCCACAAGCTTCTATAAATTATCTTAGTGGGGTTTCCTTTATATTTATCGCGATGTTTTGGTTTATATTTTCCCTTGTAAGCCATAATAAATATAATGATAAATAATTAGATATATAAACTATTTATAAGGAGAATTGCGTGGCCAATAAGTATGAGACGTACCCGGAAAACTTACAAAAAGATGAAGAGGGGCATTGGGTAATGTTTCAATCCTATCCCCAGCTCTTTGCGGAAGACACAGGCGATGCCCAATTTAACATCGTCCTTCCTATGGGTGCGCAAGCATTAATTTCAACAGCAGAAGCTGTATATGGGGAACAAGAAGGCCTAGGAACAATTATTACAGAAGCGTCTAAAAAAATTGCGGTTGGAATAGAAGACTATGTTCAATCCAAGGGCACCGTTGAGGGCCTGATTGGGGCTTTTAAAACGGGTGGAGTAGAGAAGTTGCTCAACTCTGGCGAGGACGTAGGAGAACATCTGGCGGCAACTTTCCTAGGAAAGTCTGATTTGCTGAAAAAGGCATTAGGCGGAGCAAATCTAGCCGTAAACCCCAAAATGTCCTTATTGTATCAGGGCCCTGGAAAATTTAGAAAATTTGTATTTGAATTTCCCATGATTGCGAAAAGCAAAACTGAATCAAATACAATAAAAACAATCATAAAGCAATTTAGAAGTTCAACTTTGCCTGGTTATAAAAAATTCGGTGTTGCGAATGATTTTGCTCCCGCCGGTGGGTCTGGCGGATCTACACGCCAAAAAGGTTCCGGAACGAACTTTTTTACTTTCCCGAGTACCTGGGATATTAGATTCGGCCATAATGCCATTCAAGGAGGAGGTGAAGAAATTCCATTTAAAATAGCAAGATGTGTTTGTAATAGTGTTATAGCCAATTACGCCGCAGCCGGTGTTCCATTCTTTTTTAATGACGGCGAACCATTCGAAGTAAAATTAACCGTTTCTTTTACAGAGACAGTTATTATCACCAGAGACCTAGTTGAGAACGGATATTAATGTCATATTTTTCATATTTACCAGAAATTCAATATAATATAACCGGAAATAAATATAACGAGACAGTTACCGCCAGAGATATATTTATTCGGAATTTGATAAAACAAAATGTACTCGATAAGGGTTTAAATTTTGAAAAACATACCATAGGAGAAGCAGAGCGGCCTGATACAACATCCTACCTTGTATATGGTGATGTTAAATATGATTGGGTAATATTTTTAACCAATAAAATGATGAATCCCTATTTTGATTGGCCCCTGAGTTCTCAAGATTTTACAAAAATGATAAAAGGAAAATACGGTTCTGTTGAACGGGCTAAAAAACAAATTTTTGAATATAGACAAATTTTACAAGAAGCAGACTACACGCCAGACCGACAAGTAAAAAATTTAATGGAGGTTATAATAGATAAAGACGCATATAATGCTCTGCCTGCTCCGGAGCGGAAAAGAATAACCAAATATGATATTGAATTTAAAAGAAACGAAGCAAATAGGGTGATCAAAATAATTGATCCACAATATGTGGAAGATATTTTAAAAGAAGCACAAACTAAAAGATATAGGTAATAAAAATGGGCAGCCATCTAAGTCATGAACAAATTACAATAGTCGAAAAGGTACCTCAATGTGTTTCCCCAATTGGCCCGGAAACTCCCAACGCGGAAGATAGGGAAAGAAGTCAAGAGCAACCAGGCGCATATTTAATGAGCAAGTGTGATTTGTTGTCACCGAATGCAGGGCAAGGAGAAGAAGAGCGAAAAAGAGGAATAAATATTATACCAATGATTGACACGGTAACTATACATGAAGATATTTCTAAACCTTATCTATATTGTGATATTTCGATAAGAGATGCTCGTGGGCTCAGAGAACAAGTTCCGATTGTAGGTGAAGAATTTATTTCTATAGAAGTTGCAACAAAAACTTTTTCACCACCTACGGGCCCCGGCGCTAATCCTCTCGATAATATTGTCAAAAAGGTTTTCAGAGTATATGAAGTATCTCCTATAGTTAATTCTTCGGAAAGGATGAAATTATATGTTCTTCATTGTATTTCAATAGAAGCTATTGTTAGTGAAAAAAAGAAAATAAGTAAAGGGTACCAAGATACAAAAATAGAATGGGTTGTTAAGGATATTTACGAAAATTATATCGCAAAGCCAATGGATAATTTCTATAGATCATTTAAGTTAGATACTGATCCTAAGCGGCTTATAATTGAACCAACAGAAGATATATATAATTTTTGTTTTCCTTTTAAAAGCCCATTTGATATTATTAAAGATTTGGCGGAAAAAGCAACTGTTGCACCAGAAATAGATATGAGAAATATTTCCGCGTTAGAAGGGCCGGAGTCTGGAGTCGACGAGGAAGAAAATCTACCAGCAACCGGTGCTTTATACATGTTTTACGAAACTTTATCGCATTTTAAGTTTGAGAGCTTAGAAACTAGTTTTAAAAGGAAACCCAAACGACATTTTGTATCAAAAATAGATTCTGTGCTAGACCCGAAAGATAATTTTCTCGGTCGCGGCCAGGCCGGAATGGCATTTAATAATACAGAAGAAGTTAGTATCGATAGTCTTTTTAATGTTATTGATAATATGAAAGAAGGAATGTATGCCTCTAAATTAATAACTCATGATATGGTTCGAATGAGATATAATATGTTAGGATACAGATATATTGAGAAAAAAGATGACCGGCAAGATATAGAACAATCAGCCATGGCAAGTGGATTTCCTTCCGCAGATTTGTCAATCACAAAGATACCGGATTTAACCCGACAACTCGGAGTGGGTAAGCTTTGTTCATATAATCATGATTGCTTACTTGATGATGACGGTGGAGAAGGTTCTCGTATAAAATTTACGGGAACAAATATGAATCATGGATATTTTTTGGGTTCAAATAGAAAAGGCCCGGGTGGCGCCGGCGCAGAGCCAGGTATTAATGAAGCGAATAAAGAACAAAGAATTCAAAAAAGAGATTCTCAATTTCAACAACTTGATAATATAAAAATAACTCTTAAAATAAATGGGGATTCGTCTTTAAGAGTTGGAGATATTATTTATTATCATGCACCATCACAGGTAGACGATAAATATCATTCCCAAGGAGAAGATCCTTTTTTAAGTGGTAAATATATTATGACAAAAATAAAACATGTATTTACGATGGAGAGATATTACCAGGAAGTACAAATTAGAAAAGATTCCTTAGAGAATTGGTTACCAGGTACCGACCCCAATTTACTTACAGGGGCTGAAGATTTGAGCGGCAGGAGCAGCGGAGAGGGAGTTTCTGATGAAGCAGCCGCGATTGTTCAAACTGCAACTACTCCGGAGGGAAGAATTACAGGAGCTCTCAAAAATATTAACTCCGGAGATACCGAGATGGCCCCGTCCACAATATATTATAATTCAATAGGTAAGCCAATTCCCGGAGGAAGCGATGGCGGTCCACCTTCCGGCACAGATTGGTATACCACTCCACAAGGAGCTGGTGGTGGGACCCTTCCGGGCAATTAAGATTAAAAAATGATGAGAAAGATAAAAGGATAAAATGGAACCAGATTTTATGGGAAAAGAGGGCTTTACTTGGGCCGTCGGTGTTGTTGAAAATAGATTTGATCCTTTATTTCTGGGAAGGTGCCGAGTAAGATGGTTAGGGTGGCATACCAAAGATAAATCGGATCTTCCTACATCGGCTTTGCCTTGGGCTTTTCCCTTAATGCCAATTACTTCTGCTTCTCAAACAGGAGTAGGATTTAGTCCAACCGGACCGGTAGAAGGTTCTTGGGTACTAGGATTTTTTAGAGATGGAGAAAATGCTAGTGATCCCATTATGTTAGGAACATTAGGAGGCCGGCCGGATAAACCTTGTAATCCGGATGAAGGCTTTAACGACCCAAGAGATTATTTTCCAGAATATTGGCAAGTCGACCCTGCTACTGGAACCATACAAGAGACGCCTCCAGGCCACTTTCAAGATGTTCCCCAACATCCCATAGAGGTAAAAATAGACCCGGATAAGCCCAGTGGTTTGGAAATTAAAATAGTTGAAAGATCCGATATACCTACTATCTC